TACTTCTGTTAACCAACGTTGCAGCAGACATGAGCGCCGCGAGTCATGGCTGATCAACCAAAGACTCACCGGATAGCGACCGGCACCGCAATATCTACCTACTCATTGTCTGAATCAAAGGCTACTTCGGTAGCCTTTTCTTTGGGCGAAAAAAAAGCCCGATCTGGGAAACCGGGCGGGAATGACGAAAAAAGAGTCAAAAATGTCTTTCATTGATTGCCTCATAGGGTTAAGGCACAAAAACGATAATCATTTCAGTTTGAAAAGGTCAACAGAGCCGCGCTACGGCGTAGTCTTTATTTTGTGATGGTTATATGTTTTGGGGCTGAGTACATCCTCAGTCATTAACGATAAGCAGCATCATGGGTGATGTAGTCTGTAGAATATCAACGCTGCGGCGATAGCCATAAAACAGATAACGATTGCGAGTTTTTCGAAAGGACTCATCTGATTCTGCCTGAAAAAAATGCCCGGAATGACGAGACCGGGCAAACTCACTCATGAAAATAAAATATACATTTATCAATTGGAGCACCGCCCAACTTCTGGTATGAACGGCAAACAAACGATAAGCATTTCAGTTTGAGCAGATCAACAGTTAAACAGGGCTGCGCTATTGCGTGGCCTTTTTCATATACAGTGCTCACCGGGCGACGGGCTCATAACCCAATACGCCCGGGGTGATGAGACTGCTGCAACAGTCTCATCACCAGAGTCCGCCCATATTTCATGCTGAGGACAAAAAATGAAACTGAGCATAGGCGATATAAAATTTTCCGAATCTTACGCATCCACGACCGTTGAGGTTGGGAGCGGAACATACCCTTATCTCCATCTTTCAATATGTACGATGGACGTTTCCGTTCCGCTGGTGGAAGGTAAGGCCCTGGAACAGTACAAAGAAGAACTACTGGCAAAAGCACGCGAACGAATCGCTAGCATGTATAAAGAGATTGTGTGCGGTGGGAGTCAGGTGCTTAAACCCTTTAAGATAGAAATTACCTCATCCCCCAGAGACAAGCTGGAAGAGCGTGTTGCTAATCTGGAGTTGCAGCTTGCGGAAGTAAAAGAATCTACAAGCTGCCATATGCAATTAATGCAGAATAACATTCAAGAAATAAAGAGCAGAACTATTCAGCCCCATCTCAGCAATCGCAGTTGTTGAAGTTCTCTTGTGCATGCCTGATTGCCATAACCTCTATTTCCTTTATGGTCAGATCAGGAACATCCATACCGCTAATATTTATGTAGAAATGATGCTGGGAGTCATCGCCACCCAGCAGCGATACGTAGATTTTTTCGTTTGCGTGGCAAAGACCAATAGAGCTTAGCTTGTATTTCATTTTTTTATTCCTCAACCAGAAGTAACAGCCATCCCTCCGGCAGTGAGTTGAACGTCAGTGCTGTCACACTGACGGGCTGAAATAACAAACTACCCATTGCAGGGAATCAACATCAAGCCGCGCTCCAGCGGCTTTTTTATTAACCAAAATCGCCAGTCAGGCGGGAGAAACTATGTATAAAGTCAAAGTTACCTACATATTGCCGGAAGGTGATTTAGTTCGTGTTGCGGTATGCGCCGTGAAAGAGGACGGCAGTCAGATTTTCCAGATGGAAATCCAGTCACCGTACGAAAAGGGCAAGTCCCTGGACGCCTACGAGCAGGCCGCGATTGAGCAGTACACCTCTACTGTCAGTGATATCGCCGCTTCTGCGCAATCAGCACCGGCTGAGCCGGAAGTCGCGGAAGCCAGCGCCAAAAAATAATGTTTCCACAGCAGCATAAACGGGTCGCCAGGCGCGGCCCTTTCTTTTATCAACCCCCACAGGGAAGCGATCATGCTGGAGAAACACACAACGTGGCTGGCCTATCTGTGGGCGGTGATATGCGGTGCTCTTGCTCAGTGGACGGTACACGACTACGGGGCGCTGATTGGCATCGTTCTCGGTATTGGTACGTTCTGGGTTAACCGCCATTACAAAAAGAAGCTGGAGCAGACGCAGGCAAGACAGGCGGCAGCACTGGAAAAGCGTAACCAGATACTTGAACAGATGACCAGAAAGCCGGACAGCGCGACCACTGCCCTGATAGTGGAATCTGAGAGGCTGGATGATGCAGATAAAAGTTAAAAGGCTTATCGCTGGTGGCGCGGGCGCAATAGCGATAGCGGCGGCGATGCTTGGTGGTCATGACGGGCTTGAAGGCAGGCGCTACGAGCCTTACCGCGATGTGGCAGGTGTACTTACCGTATGTGACGGGCATACGGGAAAAGACATCATCCCCGGTAGGCGTTACACCGATGCAGAATGTGATGCACTACTGAATAAAGACCTGGCACTGGTCGCAGCCCGCATTGATCCACTGATTAAGGTCAGTATCCCCGAAAGCGAAAGGGCGGCGTTCTACTCCTTTGCGTACAACGTTGGTACTGGTGCATTTGCCAAATCCACCCTGCTGAAAAAACTCAACGCTGGTGATCAGGCCGGAGCTTGCAACGAGCTTAAACGCTGGACGTATGCAGGCGGTAAGCAGTGGAAAGGGCTAATAACCAGGCGTGAGATTGAGCGCGAAGTGTGTACGTGGGGGCAGGAATGAGCATGATTTGCTTCTTTATCTCAGCGCTTCTCGCCTTCAATGGTAATGATGCGTGGCCGTGGTTCCTGTTGGTAGGACTGATCGTCATGTAAGACTCATTAGCATAATCCACCAAAAAATGACATGGTGCCAGGCGGGTGGATAACACAAAATCTGCCAATTTCTGATTAACGAAGGATATAAAAGCGAAAACCCCGATCGCCGCAAACGTTCGGGGTTTTCTGGTGTAACGAATTAACTAAAACAGGGAGGTGCCTTCCCTTTGTATAGACGAATACTTTTGAGGTTGTCCATTTTGAATCGTATAACGACTGGCGCAATAGTTTCGTTGCTGATTGTGACCGCAGTGCTGGCGTGGACTACCGACCACTACCACGGTAACGCCGTGAAGTACAAAGACCAGCGCGACACCGTTACTCATAAGCTGGCGCTGGCGAACGCGACAATTACCGACATGATGAAACACCAGCGTGACGTTGCCGCCCTCGATGCCAGATATACAAAGGAATTAGCTGATGCACAGACTAGGAATACTGATTTGCAGCGCCGCCTTGCTGCTGGTGGCAGGGTGCGCGTCAAAGGGCGTTGTACAGTGCCAGTCAGCGCCACACCCGCCAGCACCGGCAGCGTGGGCGATGCTGCCACCGTCGAACTCTCTCCAGATTCTGGACAGAATGTTCTCAGTATCAGATCCGGAATTATCAGCGACCAGGCAAAACTGAGGTATCTACAGCAGTACGTCCGGGAACAGTGCCAATAAAAAATACCCGCGCAGGCACACTGTCTTTTGCGGGTCAATCTCATAGAGGGGCTATCGGTATAGTTATATCGGCGGTGAGATTATCTAGGCAACACTCACTTTCGTCTATCAGTTAAACATGAGTTATACCGCAGGTGATTATTGATATGACACCGAACGGAAAGCGTTTAACGGCATACCCCAGATGCTGATCTGCCGGATGGGCAAATATCAGAATTCGCGGGCACGATACCCCACGCAGATCCACCCGGACCAGCACATGCAGAGAGCAGAAGTGTTGAAGCCAAAAGAATGTATTTCACGATAGTGTTCCTTGTTTGTGGTTGGTTTATTGCTGTAACCGACAGCATTCAATGCCGCCAATAGTAACGTTTTAAATCCGTAATGAAAGTAGATAAGGAAAATGAAATGAGTACAACCGTTAAGTTTGCAGCACCAGACTTTGCATTTGAGCTGGACCAGCTTGTTGATATCCGCATCAGCGATGAATGGGGGCAGGTGAGAGCCCGTGCTCAGTACGCCAACAGCGAGAACCAGTATCTGATCCACTATCAGGCAGCAGATAAATGTGCCCGCAGCAAATGGTTCGATGAATCAATGCTTACAGCAACTGAAGACGATAATCACCCTGATTGCCCGGTCTTTGCTCCTGTCGAACTGCCGGAAGGTGTGAAGCTTGACGGATAGGTACTACCGGACATGAAGAAAGAACCCCGCATCTACGGCAGCAAGTGGGATAAGGCCCGACTGGTATTCCTGCGTGACCATCCGTTGTGTGTGATGTGTCAGGAACAGGAGCGGGTTGTACTGGCGACGGTTGTTGACCATATCAGACCACACCGGCTGAAAGAAGCGTTAAGGTCAAAGGACCCGGCCTCTATTGCACTGGCGCAAAAGCTTTTCTGGGACAGGAAGAACTGGCAGGGCCTGTGTAAGCCTCACCACGACTCAACCAAGCAGTGCATGGAGAAAAGCGGGAGAATTGTTGGCTGTAATGCTGATGGCATTCCGCTTGATCCTGGCTCCCACTGGCACAAGGGGGAGGGGCGGGTAAAAACTTAAAAACCTTTGTGGCAAATGACCGCCATCCCTCCTTTCTGTGCGCAACCGCGAAATGAAATATTTTTTTTCGGCGTTTTTGTGATTAAAAAATAACCTGAAAATTAACTAATATGATGATAAATATGTAAAAGACAGACTGCTGTATTAAATTACACCTGTATTTTAATTCAGTGGTTTTGAAGAGGGTGTTTGATATGGCAGGAAGACGCCCGAAACCAAGCCAGCTAAAAGTGGTGGCCGGTAATCCGGGCAAGCGAAAAATAAACGACAAAGAGCCGGCTCCCGCACACGAAATCCCTTCACCGCCTTCGCATCTTACCGACTGGGGAAAAGTCGCCTGGGGGAAGCTGACCGTGCTGCTTGATGGTATGGGGGTGATGACGATAGCTGACGGGCTGGCGCTCGAGCGTCTTTGCGATATCTACGCCGACATCCTTCAGTTACGCGACACGATAGCCGTGGAAGGCAGAACCTACACCGTGCAGACAGACGGCGGCTTTCTGATAAAGCCTCATCCGGCTGTTGCCATGCTTGCCGATGCCGATCGCCGGTTCAAAAGCTACCTGGTTGAGTTTGGACTTACGCCAGCCGCGAGAACAAAGGTGAATGCACATGACGGAAATAAAGAAGAAGACCCGCTCAGCCAGTTCTTCGGTTGATCCGGCCACGCAGTACGCAATGGATGTAACCTCCGGAAAAGAAATGGCCGGTCCTGATATTCGTAACGCCTGCAGGCGCCATTTGCACGACCTCGAATCATGTCATGCGCGGGGATTGTTCTGGGATGTTGCTGCCGCGCAGCGGGCGATTGATTTTTTTGCGAAGGTACTGAAACTCAATGGCGGGGATTTCGAGAGTAAGCCCTTCGTCCTGTTGCCGTGGCAGTGCTTTGTGATTGGCTCCATTTTTGGCTGGAAGAACGCGGAAGGGTATCGCCGGTTCCGCACTGCGTATGTGGAGTCCGGTAAAGGTTCCGGTAAGTCGCCGCTGGCGGGTGGTGTGGGCCTCTACTGCCTGACGGCTGACGGGGAAGCGCGTGCAGAAGTCTACGCGGCAGCCACGAAAAAAGACCAGGCTATGATCCTGTTCCGTGATGCGGTGGCGATGGTGGATCTGTCTCCGGCGCTGGCGAAGCGCCTCAGTAAATCAGGTGGTGCAGGTAAAGAGTGGAACCTGGCATTTTTGCGGACGGGTTCATTTTTCCGGCCCATCAGCTCGGATGACGGGCAGTCAGGTCCGCGCCCCCACTGTGCGCTGATAGATGAAGTTCACGAGCACAAGAGCAATATTGTGGTCGAAATGATCCGCGCCGGTACGAAAGGCAGGCGCCAGGCGCTGATTTTCATGATCACCAACAGCGGCCACGACAAAACCAGCGTCTGTTATGACTATCACGAATACGGCCGTAAGGTTGCTGAAGGTTCAGTTGAGGATGACAGTTTCTTCTCCTTTATCTGTTCGCTGGACGAAGGGGAAGATCCCTTTAAGGACGAAGCCTGCTGGAAAAAGGCCAACCCGTCGCTGGGGCACACCTTTACTGAGCGCTATCTGCGTGAGCAGGTCACGCAGGCAAGGGGGATACCCTCAAAAGAGAGCATGGTGCGCCGCCTTAACTTCTGCCAGTGGGTGGATGCTGATAATCCGTGGATTGGCAGTGACGTCTGGATGGGGCATGAGAGTGACTTTGATCCGGAAGAACTGCAGGGGGAGGAATGTTACGGCGGGCTGGACCTGTCGGGAACCCGCGACCTTACCTCGCTGGCACTGTATTTTCCGAAACAGAAAAAACTGCTGGTGGAGTTCTGGACGCCAAAAGACACCCTGGCGGAAAGAGCGAAAACGGACCGTGTGCCCTATGACGCCTGGGAAAAAGGCGGACATATCCACACCACGCCGGGTAAGGCGGTGAAATATGGCTTTGTCGCCGTGCGCATTGCTGAGCTTACGATGCAGTTTGACATTAAAGCGATCGCCTTTGACCAGTACCGCATCAAATACCTGGAGCCTGAACTGGAAGAGGCGTCTGTTTCAGTGCCGCTAATTCCTCACGGGCAGGGGTACTACAAGGCGAAAGACTCGGGGTTGTGGATGCCTCACTCGATTGAGCTTTTCGAGGGGCTGATGGACGATGACGACTTCACCATTAAAACCAATCCGTGTCTGCGGTGGAATGCGGCTTCTGCTGTTACCGAAGCCGATCAGAAAGAAAACCGCATATTTGCGAAAAAGAAGAGTACCGGACGTATTGACGGTCTGGTGTCTTCAGCAATGGCGATTGGCGCCGCCGAAGATTACGAGCCGGAAGATGAAGGCGATATCAGCGACTTCTTTAATAACCCTGTCTTTATGTGAAGCCTATGAATAAATCCAGAAAACCAGGCCGGATGAAAAGTGCGTTGCTCCGGTGGCTGGGTGTACCTGTTTCCCTGACGAACGGTGAATTTATGCAGGCGCTGATCGGCGCGGAAACGGCATCGGGAGTGACGGTTAACGAGGCTAAGGCGTCGCAGCTTTCGGCGGTGTGGGCCTGTGTGAATCTGTTATCCCAGACGGTGGCAACGTTGCCGCTGGGCTTCTTTGAGCGTACGGCTGACGGGAGAAAGACGGCGCGTGACCATCCGTTATATGAGCTGCTGCACAATCAGCCGAACGCCGACATGACCGCCGTTGAGTTCTGGGAAGCCATGATGGCCGGTCTGCTGTTACGTGGTAACGCTTTTGCGGAGATTGACCGTACCGGAAAACGTATAGCCGCACTGATACCACTGATCCCCGAGAGGGTGAAAATTCTGCGGGATAACGCTGGCGGATATGTCTACACCTACAGCGATCCGTGTCCGGGTGGTACAACCCGAACCATCCGGGAGCAGGACATGCTGCACATCCGCTCGCGTATCGCGAACGGTATGACGGGCGTTTCCCCGCTGGTGATGGGGCGTGAAACATTCGGGCTGGCGATTGCCGCCAATAACGCCAGTGCGGCGGTGTTTAAACATGGCATGCGACCCAGCGGCGTGCTGAAGACGGATAAGATACTGACCCCGGAGCAGCGTAAAAACTTCCAGGAAAATTACGTTAAGGAATTCTCCGGCGCGATGAATGCCGGCAGGGTGCCTTTACTGGAGGCGGGGCTGGATTTCAATAAAACCTCAATGAGCCTGGAAGATGCGCAGATGCTTGATACGCGGCGGTTCAGCGTCGAGGAGATTTGCCGCTGGTTTGGTGTGTATCCGGTCATGATAGGCCATGCCGCGCAGGGGCAGACGATGTGGGGCAGCGGCGTCGAACAGATGATGCTGATGTTCCTTACGTTGTCACTTCGGCCTTGGCTGACGCGAATAGAGCAGGCGATACGGCGCAGTCTGCTGGCGCCGGGAGAGAGAAACCGCTATTTCGCTGAGTTTTCCGTTGAGGGGCTGTTGCGGGCTGACAGTGCCGCGCGGGCGTCATTCTATTCCACCATGACGCAGAACGGCGTGATGACCCGCAATGAAGCGCGGCACAAAGAGAACCTGCCCCCGCAGCCGGGCGGCGATCAGCTTACCGTTCAGTCAAACCTGCTGCCGCTTGATCAGCTTGGTAAAAACAGCGACACCGAATCGGCCAAAAACGCGCTGCGTGACTGGCTGGGTATTGATAAACAGAAGGAGGGTCCGGCATGTACCGGAAAAACGCAGCCTTAAAGTTTAAGGCGTTCGGCTTCGACGTGAAGGCTGTCAGTGATGACGGCCTTTTTTCTGGCTACGGATCGGTGTTTGACGTGGTGGACTGTTACAACGAAGTCGTGGCGCCGGGGGCTTTTCTTGAAAGCATCGACGAGGTGAAGAAGAAAGGTCGCACCTTCCCGGTATTGTGGCAGCACCGTATGGGTGAGCCGGTGGGTAACTGGGATATCGACAGCCTGAAAGAGGACGAGCACGGGTTATTCGGTGATGGCTGCCTGTGGCTGGATGATGCGGCCTATGCCCGTACCGCCTGGCGGGGCATGAAGAGCCGCGCCATTACGGGGCTTTCCATCGGGTATTACGTTCGTGAGTCTAATTTCGACGAAAAAACCCGCATCCGCACCCTGACCAAACTTGACCTGATGGAAATTTCCATTGTAACAGCGCCAGCCAACGACGAGGCCAGAATCGATGTTATCAAATCGAAACTGGCCCACGGCGGCTTACCTGATATTCCCGAATTTGAGCAGCTCCTGCGTGAGGCAGGCTTCTCGAAAACCCAGTCTGCGGTTATCGCGAACCGTGGACTGGCACACCTGCTTCTCCGGAGTGAGTCCGGGAGCGACGAAAGCGACGTTAAACAGGCTGTGGCGGAAATGATGACCGCGATGAGCCAGCCCCTTTTCCCTGAGTTATAAGGTAACAATATGAGCTATCAGAAAAAATCCGCAGATGACCAGCCGCAGACGATTGGCGAGGTATCCGCAAAACTCGGCGAGATCATGAGCCAGGTGAAAAACTTCGGTGAAGATGTCGCGAAAAAAATGCAGGCAGGTGAAACCGTCACCGAAGAGCTGAAGCAGCGAACCGATGAGAGCCTCACGCAGATGGCCGAACTGAAGGAGCGTCTCACCGAACTGGAGCAGAAGTCCGCACGACGTCAGGACGATTTGCCGCAGGCGGTTAAAACGCTCGGCCAGATGGTGATCGAGAGTGAAGCCTTTAAGGGTATGAGCAGCTCAGATCGAAAAGGGGTCCGGGTTCAGATGTCCAGAAAGGACCTGATGAACGTCACGGCGACAACGGGCGCGGGAACCAGCACCACAAACAGTCTTGTGGTGGCTGACCGTATACCCGGCATTATTGCCCCGCCAGAACGCACCCTGACCATTCGCGATTTGCTCGCTCCGGGCGAGACAGATTCAGCCAGCATGGAGTTTGTTCAGGAGACGGGTTACACCAATAACGCCGCGCCGGTGCCGGAAGGGACTAAAAAGCCGCAGTCAGAAATCACCTTTGAGCTGAAAACGGCGCCGGTTCGTACAATTGCGCATACCTTCAAGGCGTCACGTCAGATCCTTGACGATGCGAAGGGGCTTGCGAGCTATATTGACGCGCGAGCGCGTTATGGTCTGCGGTTTAAAGAAGAACTGCAACTGCTGAGCGGGGACGGGACCGGGGCTAACATTCTGGGTATTATCCCGCAGGCGTCCACCTTCAGCCCGAAAGTCACGCTGGCCAGCGCGACGGCGATTGACCGTATGCGCCTGGCTATCCTGCAGGCGGTACTGGCTGAATACCCTGCATCCGGTTTTGTGCTGAATCCGATCGACTGGGCGGCAATTGAACTGACCAAAGACGGGGAAGGGCGTTACATCATTGCCCAGCCTGTTAATGGCAGCGTGGCCCGTTTGTGGGGGCTGCCGGTAGTGGAAACCCAGGCGATGACACAAAACAACTTCCTCACCGGGGCGTTCAGCATGGCGGCGCAAATCTTCGATCGTATGGAAATTGAGGTTCTGCTTTCCACTGAGAACGAAGATGACTTTGTGAAAAACATGGTCACCATCCGCGCGGAAGAGCGCCTGGCTATGACGGTCTACCGTCCTGAAGCCTTTGTTACCGGGCAGGTCACCGCCAGTTCTGCGGGCTGATTCGGTGATCGCTGAGAATGCGGGCTGCTGATGCAGCCCTTTTTTATTTCTGACGGAGGATTTATGGCACGCGGAACAAAAAAGACGGATGCCGGTGAAGCCACCAACGAACCCGGCGTTACATTGCCGGAAAATACCGCCAGTTCTGATACTGGTGCAGATGTTGTATTACCGGAAAATACCGCCAGTTCTGATACTGGTGCAGATGTTGTATTACCGGAAAATACCGCCAGTTCTGATACCGGTTCAGATGTTGTATTGCCGGAGATGACGGGCAGCGCGGATCTGTCAACGACAGACACAGCAGTTACTGAAACCAGGGGAGCGGATGACGTTATGGTGCAGCCAGTGCGATATTTCACCGATTCGGCGACGGGGGTGTTTCGTACACCGTCTGATGAACCCTTCAGCGTAAACCGGCGCAGGGCAGCGGAATTATCCGCAGGTGGACTGGCCAGAGAGGTTAAGCCTCAGCCGGATAACAAAATGAGGCCGGACCCGCAGACGAAAGAGTGAGGCGATTATGTCGGTAACGACTACTGATTTAGCGATGCATCATCTGCGGGTGGACGCTGATTCCCCTGAATGGCCGCTTATTCAGGGGTATATCGATGCTGCGGAAGATATTGCCGCACAGTACCTCAACAGGAAGTTTTACGCCGACAGTGACGCACTCACCGCCGCCGTTAATGACGGCAGCGCCGGAGAAAACCCCATCGTTATCACGCCAGCGATACAGGTCGCGGTTCTGCTGATCCTGACCAGCCTCTACGAGAACAGGGGCGATGCACCATCTGAGGGCGTTCCGGCAGCGGCGGCGCGTTTCCTTGATCCGTGGCGTACGGGGATGGGGATGTGATGTTTTTCGGGAGGAAATATGCAGGTCGGAAAACTGCGTGACCGGATACGTCTTCTGGCGTTAACCGGGGATCGTGATGCTGCCGGAGAGCCGCTGGATACCGTGAACGAGGTCGCCACAGTGTACGCCGATGTTCGTGTGGTATCCGGCCGGGAAATGGTACGTTCCGGCGTGGATATCAATCAGCAAATTTTCACCATCCGCATCCGTGCCAGGCCGGTGTTGCCACCGTGGCGGATTGAGGTTCTGTCCGGTCCAAATCGTGGCGTCATGCTCAGTATCAGCAGCGTACAGCCCGATCCGGCGCGTAAAGACACCATCATCACGGCGGCAACCTATGAGCGATAAGGCGTGGTTTGAAATTGACGGGCTGCAGGTGCTTGACGCGCAACTGGGTGAACTGTCCGGCGTGGTCCAGGCGAAAATACTGCGGAAGGTGATTCGCGAGGCGATGCAGCCGGTGCTTTCTGCAACGATCAGGAATTTCACATCGGAATGGCACAGCGTGACCGGACAGCTTGAAAACTCCTTTGGTCTTCGCGTACGTATCCCGAAAAACAACACCTGGGCTGATGTTATCGCTTCGGTGGGGGTATTTACGAACAAAAGGCTGAAAGAGCAGACCGGCAGCCGGATGGATGCGCCGGTTGTTGCCTGGTGGCTTGAGCATGGCGTTGAACCTCATGCTACTGGCAACGGGGCAAAACGGGCACGGGACAAACACCAGGACCGCGGTATACAGCATCCGGGGATAGCGGCAAAACCGTTCATCCGTCCGGCTTTTGACAGCAACCTTGAGCAGATCATGGCTTCCCAGAAAGAGGCGCTTGGCCGGCTTATTGATAAGGCACTGGAAAAACATGCTTGAGCAATTTAAGGCGTTGTGTGAATCGGTGACGGGCGTGCCTGCTTACCCCGGCAGACTGCCGGAAACCGCAGAATTACCGGCTGTCAGTTTCTTTATGGTTAGTCGGGTGACAACCCGCTGTCTGGAAGATGTTGTGGACAGCGTAACGGAAAACTGGCAGGTGCGTGTGTCTGCGGCAAGGCAGATGGAAGCCCGCGAGATAGCGACACGTTTTTACCGCCTCGATGGCAAAAAGACCGCCATTTACCAGCGGATCGTGGTTGACAGCGATTCAGATGAACCCGCAGCGGAAGGTGCCCAGGTGCGTTCTGTGCTGCTTAATATTTCAGCAACACTCAGGAGTGTAAGTGATGACTAAAAAACAGGATGCCACGCTGGGAGCCGGAACCCGCACGTTCTGGAGAGCAAAAGGCGAGACAGCATGGAAAAAAGTGCCGGGTATGACCGCTATTGGTCAGGTGGGTAATACCGCGCCGACCGTCGAGCAGACCACGCTTGAAGACCGCGCCCAGCGTTATATGGCGGGGCTTTTCGAGGGACCGGATAAAGAGCTGAAAGGACGCTATTACGGCAGCGCCAGCCCCGAACAGGCGGCGTTTGTCCGTGCAGCGCTGGCGTGCATGGTCGTTGAAATGTGCCATGTCTGGCCGACAATACCGGCGACGGTGGCGGTCTATGAGGTGGCGCTGCTGGGCTTTAAACTCGATGAAACGCAGGGCGCCAGTTCCGTTGATTTCGTTGTCAGTGGCAAGCAGAACGGCCTGGTGGACTGGGATCAGCCCACGCCCGATTATGACCAGGATATTGCGCTGTTGTTGTCTGCGGATGTTTCCAGCCTGAAAGGCGATAACAAAGCGACCGCCATTCTGACGGCGACGCTGAAAGAAGATGGCTTCCCGCTGCCGGGTGTACCGCTGACGCTGACCACTACGGCGGGTACGCTCAACCAGTCTGAGGCGATGACAAACGCGCTGGGCCAGATTGCCGCCACGCTGAAAAACAATGCTGCAGGTGCCGTGACTGTGACAGCCACTTATGGCGCTGTACAGAAAACCCTTAACATAACCTTCACCGCGTGAGATAAACCATGTCTGCACTGAAAAAATTAACCACCATTACGCTTCCGCAGGAAATCGTTGCCGTTCCCGAACTGGGCGAGGATGCTGAAATTATTATCCGGCAGATGTCTGTCGGCGACATGCTGGAGTTTGAGTCGCTGTGCTTTGATGATCAGGGTAAATCATCCATGCCCTTTAACGAGTTTATGATGACCCTGCTTATCTGCACGATGGTGGATGAAGACGGCAACCCGATCGCCTCAATGGATGAACGGGATGTTCTGATGGACAGCCTGTCGGGAACGGTCGCCATGCGTCTGTTCAAAGCCGCTTCACGCTTAAATGGCCTGACGGCGGGTGGCACTGACGACATAAAAAAATCCTGACCGGCAGTACCAGCGGGCAACTGGTCAGGCTGCTGGCTGTTGAGCTACGCAGGCCGTTCAGTGAGATCCTGTCCTGGCCTGCCAGTGAGATGAGTTTCTGGCTTGCGCATTACCAGCTTGAGTACGAAAAAGAGCATCCTCCAGTCGTTAATCCGGCTGACGTCACCCCCGAACAGTCCCTTTCACAGTTTAAAAAGCTGATGGTGTAACTATGGCCGTTTTACGTTCCCTGACCACAACGCTTGGTCTGAATGCTGCATCTTTTCGTTCTGAACTGAAACGTTCTCAGCATTCCATGAAAGAGTTCAGTTCTTCAGCGAAAGATGTTGGCGTGGCGCTGGCGAAGGGATTTGGAAAGATATCCGGCGTCACCGCGCTGATTGGCGGACTCGGGGCGGTGATGGGCAGTGTGTCTGCGGTGGGCCTGGTATCTGAAATCAGGAAAACCTACCGCGCCCTGGATGATGTTATCGGTACTGCCAATAATCTCGGCGTGATCCCGCGTCGTTTTGATGAAATGCGGCGTGCAGCGCAGTGGTCGGGCGTGAGCATGAACGACCTGTCTGACTCGATGCGGGATCTGAACACGCAGATAACCCGTGTGGCACAGTCCGGAAAAGGTCCGATGGCGGATTTTTTCACCAAAATTAACCAGAAAGCCTCGGACTGGGCAAAGCTGGCGCCGGATCAGCAGCTTAATAAATTCGCGGAGGAGCTACACAAACTGCCGGATAACCAGGTGCTTTACTGGCTGAACCGGGTAAACGGCAGTCTGGCGAAGATGAAAGACCCGCTGATGACGGGAGAACTGGCGAAATCGCGGGAGGAGATTGAAAAGCTGGGGCTGGCACTGAGTGGTGGTCAGTTCGACAATATTCACAAGGCCCGCGTTGAGTTTGAAAAAATGGAGTCGCTGGCGTCCGGCGTGTGGGAACACGTTCAGGCGGCCGCGGCCCCGGCAATATCTATGGTTCTGGAAGGTATCAGTGGCTGGATAACGGAAACCGCCAGGGCGCGCGGCGGCTTCCGTAAGATGGGCAGTGATATTGCGGTTTTTATCGTTGAAGGTGTGAAGATAGCGGCTCAGGCGATCGAGAACCTGATAAATGCCACTTACTCTCAGACTAATAAACTTGCCAGCACATTTAATATCGTTCTTGATAAGAATTACCAGGCAAGGCTTGAGGAAACTGAGCGGTACAAAGAAAAACTCAGTGCCAAATTTGCTGAAATTAACGTGCTCCGCAAGAGGTTTTCCACGGTGGAAGTTGTCAATGGACTACCGACCGGGCGGGAGTTTTTCTCCGGCACGCAAAAGGATAAGGAGCACCTGCAGGCACTGAACAAGGAAGCCAATGAACTTGCCGGCCACCTTAAAAGTCTGCAACAGGCTACCGAAAAACCTGTCAGCTTTGCGCCATTTTTGCACGGTCTTGATGTTGCCGTTGATAAAATAAAATCGCAGGCAGGCGAGAAAGAGCCGGAAGACAGCCCTCAGGGTAATCGTGGAGCACCACCTATTGTTGATATCCGCAGGATGAAAGGGGCGGTCGGTGAGTTTTCTCGCTTGCGGCAGCAGGTAGAGCAGGATAACGCCGACAGCCTTCAGCGTCTCGTGCTTCAGGAGCAGGATGCGCGGCAAAAAATTATCACCTCCGGACGTGAGGCGGGAAAATCGCAGTCTGAGATTGATAAGGTTGTGGCGGAAAACGCAGAACTGTATGCCCGCAAGCGTCAGGAACTGGCGGAGCAGTACGCGCCAGTAAAGCAGCTACAGCGTCAATATAATGACACTTCTACTCTGCTGAGGGAGTTTCGTCAGAATGACCTGCTTAATGAGCAGGAGTACCAGGAAGCGCTTGGAAAACTCCGGGCTGATTCCTTCCAGAAAATGGCGGAGCAGTACGCTGACGGAGCTATTACTCCAGAAAACAAAGCGCTCGCTAACGTTGACCCGCTGGTGGCTATCGAAAATCAGTATCAGCGGGAACTGGCGTTGCTGGAATATTACAAACAGAAAGAAGTCCTGGTTGGCGATCGTTATGATCAACTGCGTGCTGAAAAAATCCAGGCGAGGTCGGAGGCAATAAGCCAGTACCAGAACCGTGATGCCAGAAAGCAGTTGCAGACGCAGCAACAGTTATTTGAAGGTATGGCTGGGCTGGTACAGGGATTTGCGGGAAAAAGCTCCGGTGCATACCGGGCATTATTCAGTATCTCCAAGGCATTTCATCTGGCCGATGTGATCATGGCCTCGCAAAGTGCGATAGCCGACGCCTGGTCGTCCGCGCCTTTCCCGGCAAATCTTGCCGCGGTTGCCACTACTACTGCAAAAACAGGCTTACTTGCTGCCGTGGTGCAGTCGGTGACGATGCAGGGTATGGCCCATGATGGTATTGACAGTGTTCCGCGCGAAGGAACATGGCTTCTCGATCGCGGTGAGCGGGTTGTTGACCGCAGAACAAACGCGGACCTGAAAACATACCTGGCGAAAAAACAGGACGGTTCGCGGGTAAATAACGTGGTAGTTAACAGCAACTCCAGTCTGATCGTCAATAATAACGGACAGGAAAAGGATGACAAGGCGATGGATTATTCCGCGATGGTAGACACTCTGGGGGAAAGCATCAAAACAATGATAAGGAAAGAGGTCATGGATATGATGCGCGACGGCGGTGAACTGAGCAGGTGATGAAATGAGAACATTTGCATGGGTTCCCCGTCCGGGAATGGGGATAAAGACAAAACCATCCGTGAAGGTGGTTAAATTTGGTGACGGTTACGAGCAGCGTAGCCAGGGAGGGCTGAACAGCCAGCTACGGTCTTTTACACCGACATTTCGGGTAATTAATGATGAATTGCCTTACTTGCTGGGTTTCCTGAAAGAGCATGGCTCATATAAAGCCTTCTTATGGCGTCCGCCTGTAGTGAACCAGACGGTAAAAGTGGTGTGCAGGGAGTGGGATATTAAGGCGCAGAATCTCTATGCTGATGTATCGTGTCAGTTTGATGAAGTTATGTATTGAGTATGTAATTAACATGTTTTTATTTTGTTTTTGTTTTAAATTCAACTCGTTAAAAAACATCGTTTTCTGTATTGTTATTTGCGGTGATGATAACTTTAGGGTAATGTTTCTCTCGATGACAATATCACTTGATGATAGTTCAATCGTGGAGAAGAAAAATGAAAAAATTAGCAGTGGCATTATCAGCAGTTGCAGCAGCTATTCTTGTGTCCGGAATGGCTAATGCGGCTGAAATCTACAATAAAGATGGTAACAAGCTGGATCTATACGGAAAAGTAGACGCAAGGCATCAGTTCAGTAAACACAAGTCTGATGACGGGGATAAAACCTATGTTCGTTTCGGATTCAGAGGTGAAACCCAAATTAACGATCAACTGACGGGATTTGGTCAGTGGGAATACAATATTCAGGGAAATAACTCCGAAGGTTCCGATGCTCAAAAGGGGAATGCAACCCGTCTGGCGTTCGCGGGACTGAAATTTGACGATGCAGGTTCGCTTGACTATGGGCGAAACTATGGCGTTGTTTATGACATTGAGTCATGGACTGATATGTTGCCTGTATTTGGTGGTGACACTTACAGTAACAGCGATAATTTCATGACCGGTCGCGCCAACAATCTTCTGACTTATCGTAATAAAGATTTCTTTGGTCTGGTCGATGGACTGAATTTCGCGCTGCAATATCAGGGTAAAAACGGCGGCGCGGGCGAAAGTAATAATGGCCGGGATGTTAAAAAACAGAACGGTGATGGCTTTGGTATGTCTGCATCGTGGGAAAGTGATTCCGGTTTTGGTGTAGGCGCTGCATACAGTAATTCTAACCGAACCAAAGAGCAACGCAATCACGAGTACAGTTCTGACGGTAAACGTGCTGAGGCCTGGACTGCGGGACTTAAATACGATGCCAACAACATTTATCTGGCAGCAATGTTTGCCCAGACCCGTAATATGACATGGGTTGATATTGGTAAGGACAGCCAGATCGGTAAGGAGATTGGTCTAGCGAAGGATTCCGGCGCATTCACAGATAAAACAGATAACTGGGAAATTGTTGCGCAGTATCAGTTTGATTTCGGCCTTCGTCCTTCTGTTGCTTATCTTCAATCTAAAGCCCGTAACACAGGATTTGGGGATGTGGACCTCGTGAAATACGTTGATGTTGGCGCAACATATTCCTTCAATAAAAACATGGCGGCCTATGTTGACTATAAAATCAACCTGTTGAAAGACAACAACCCTCTTGGTTTAGCTACCGACAATATTGTTGGTATAGGTCTGGTGTATCAGTTCTGATGATCTGATACCTGGAAACATGCAGGGTTAGCAACCCTCAGCCCTGCATGTAGTTACTGCGATGTAATCTAACTTTCATTTCATTAATCTTTTTTTTGCTTTTCTGGACGCCTTATGGCGTCCTTTTTTATGGGTAAATATCATGCAGGACATTCCTCAAAGTACCCTTAATGAAACAACCAAAACAGAACAACCCGCCAGGATTGTGCTGTGGGAGTTCAATTTAACCCCAATCGGTGGCGAGCGTTATTTTTTCTGCAATGGAGTGAACGAGAAAGGAGAGCCGGTAACGTGGCAGGGCAGACAATACCAGCCTTACCCGATAAAGGGCGATGGTTTTGAAATGAAGGGCAAGGGGGCCAGCAACCGCCCCACAATCGAAGTCTCAAACCTGTTTGGCCTGGTAACAGGCATAGCGGAAGACTTAAACAGCCTGGTGGGGTCTCGCGTTTATCGTCGCCAGGTGTATTCAAAATTTCTTGATGCGGTAAACTTTACCGCTGGTAATCCGAACGCCGATCCGGAGCAGGAAATTGTGATGTTTTTTATAGTTGAGCAACTGAGCGCCCTGAATGCCAAAGGGGCAAAGTTTACGCTTGCCTCTCCGGTTGAAGCTGATGGTGCCGTTATCCCTGCAAGAACCATGCTGGCAACGCCAGATGGCTTCCCGTCAATTGGTAAACTTTCCCGGTAAAAAAACATGATTAATGATGACATTCTGGCGCATGCCCGACAGTGTGCGCCTGCGGAGTCGTGCGGCTATATGGTCAGAACGCCGCAGGGCGAACGGTATTTTCCGTGTGAAAATCTGTCTGCTGAACCCACAATGTATTTTCGCATTTCACCGGAAGATTACCTGCTGGCCTGCGCGGCGGGTGAGGTGGTGGCGCTGGTACACAGTCATCCAGGCGGTAAACCATTCCTTAGTAGTGGCGACCGCACCCTACAGCTACAGACGGCGCTTGCGTGGTGGCTGGTCTGTGATGGGCAGATTTATAAATTCCGATGCGTGCCACATCTTACAGGCCGCCAGTTTGAGCACGGCGTGTACGACTGTTACACGCTGTTTCGCGACGCCTACCATCTTTCCGGTATTGACTTGCCTGATTTTCACCGTGAAGAAGACTGGTGGGATAAAGGCCATAACCTCTATCTGGATAACCTTGAAGTCAACGGATTTTACCTGGTGAGCGCGGACAGGGCGCAGCCGGGCGATGTACTGATTTGCTGCTTCGGCTCATCGGTCGCCAACCATGCCGCGATCTACTGTGGCAACGGCGAACTTCTGCACCACGTACCTGAACAACTGAGCAGGCGAGAGAGGTATAGCGAAAAATGGGAAAGACGGACGCACTCAATCTGGAGATGCCGGGCATGGCGCGATTCTGCCTGCACGGGGATCTTAAACGATTTGGACGCCGCTTCGATATCTGCATAAAAACGGCGGCGGAAGGGCTACATGCGCTTTGCCTTCAGATACCGGGACTCAGGCAGAAGATACAGGAAGGGTGGTATCAGGTCAGGATTGCCGGTAAGGATGTTACGCCGGATGACGTCACGGCCAGGCTGCACGAACCGTTGCCATCCGGCGCCGTTATTCACATTGTGCCGCGTATGGAAGGAGCGGGGAATGCCGGGATATTTCAGATCGTTGCAGGTGTTATCCTAATCGCTGTGGCATGGTGGAACCCGGCAGGTTGGCTTGGCGCGGCTGCCGTTACCGGGATGTATGGCGCCGGTGCTGCTATGGTTGTCGGTGGTTTTGCTCAGATGTTGGCACCAAAACCTCAGTCACCCTCAATGAGCCACGCCGATAATGGTAAAGCTAGCGTTTACTTTTCTTCTGTCGATAACATGATTGCCCAGGGGAATCCGGTTCCGATCCCCTACGGTGAAATTATGTGTGGCTCCCGCGTTATCAGTCAGGAAATCACAACCCGTGACGAAAGTACGCCGGACAAGGTTATAAATCTCGGGGGAATGCCGTTCTTCAGTCGTAAGGCGAGAGAACGTGCGCAGGATAAGCTGGAACAGCAACTTATTGATCAGGGGCTACCCATCACAAAGCCAAGAGTGCTGATCCGATAACGATAAATTGTATTTTGTTGTATGTAGTATCGTACAACATATTACAAATACTACATTTACAGATAACCGCCGCCTGGCGGTTTTGTTGTTTCTGGAGTACAGACATGTCAAAAGGCGGCGGCAAACAGCA